TCATGCTGTACATACGTTCAGCGCCCTTGTTTACATCTCCTTCACCCATGCCTCGTACAGCATCGGCTGTAAATACGAATTCGTTGTTAGATAACATCGCTGGGATATCATCTTCTTTTTCTTTTATACCAACTGGCTGTATAAATCCACCAGTATTTCTAAGATCTAACTCCATAATACCCTCTGGATTCTGTCTCATAGGTAGTCCCTCGGCGCTCGCTGCTTGCATAGCGTTATCGCTAGCTGTATCTCCACCCTCTGCATATCCACCTCTACCTTGATTATATTCTGCAATTTGTGAATTTACAAACTCTTCTACTTTTCCTGGTTGATTACGTAATTCAGGGTTTAGATTTGTATAATATTGAGTTAGATAACTTTTTAAACTGTTAGTATCTCTAGTAATTTCTGCAACTTCTTCTTCAGTTTTACCTGCAAATGCACCGCCAAACAATGCTCCTGCAGCTCCTGCTGCAAGTGTTTTAGCTGTTGTACCTGTTAAAAACTTTGGCATAGACATACTACCTACTTTAGAACCTATCATAGGTCCAAGTTTATATGCACCATATGCTAATAGAGCAGCTTTACCTACGTCAGAAGATAATATATCACCTATACCACCCGCCACTTTTTTAACAGCTTTCTTAGCTCCTCCGGTAATTTTCTTTACCAGGCTTCCTAATCCATATAATTGTCTATTCATCTGTCCTCTAGATATTGTCATAATTTAGCTAAATTGTTATTGGCAGGCTTACAGATCCTGTAATCTGTTATTTTATGTGATTTTTTTAGGCTCGTCAACGCCCTTTTCTCTTGCTTCAATGGCTTGTTTAGATGCAACTAATTCGTCCCAATATCTACCACAATACTCAAACTCTCCTGTATGAGAGATAAAATCCATACACCACAAGTGTATTTTACCACCCATAGCAGTCCATCTCTTACAGAAACCAAAGTCTTCACCGTAGTATTGTTTAGTTTCTTTGTCATGTAAACACTCAAATAAATTGAAAAAGTTCTTTTTGTAATCTTCTACACCATTAACTAACGTAGGTTGATATATTTCTAATTCAGGATATTTCTTTATCATCTTCTCAATAACCTCTCTTTTAATTAACATACACCCGGTTGGTGCGTGAGTTACCTCTGCTACACCATCATCTACAACGACTTCATTCATGCCCTCTACTTTTATAGGGTAGTGATAACCAGCATTAGCTATATCTTTAACTTCGGTAAGTTTTAACATATCGGTTCTTCTCTTAATCTTACCCCAATCAATATATTTCATAGGATAAGGCGCTGCTATAATATCTTTATCTTTTTCTAACATCTTAAATATTGTGCTAGCGTTAAAGTCTATATCTGAGTCTATAAACAATAGATGTGTATAGTTAGCTGGTTCATTTAAAAACTCTGATACAATTAAATTTCTACCTTGTTGTACAAGAGATGATTTATATAAAGTAAAACTAACTAATATGTTTCGTTGCATACAAGCTTGCTGAAATTTTAAAAGAGCTTGCGTGTAGTGTATAGAACACTCACTGTGTACAGGTGTGCCAACCATTAATTTATATTTTGGTTGTCCTATGTTTATTTCTGATTGACCTGTTAGATCAAACGTTATGGGGTCGTTATTTTTCATTTAATATTCCTTTCAATAAATGTGTCCAGGTTATGGCTATCTTTGGCCATCCGTAATATGTATTAGCATATTCTACCTGTCTATTCAAATGTTGTTGAATAGAAGGCTCATGTAATGTTTTCTTTGCAGCTTCAATACCTATTGCACATTTTCTAGCCAAGAAATGATAGTTTTTACTATGAGTTAAATACATAGGAAACTCTGCGCCTGTTTCATACAAAGCTCCATAATTAGATACTATACAATATAAACCTGCAGCCATAGATTCTAATAATGATATACAAAATGTTTCCTCCCATATACTAGGATATACAAACATATTATAAAATTTAAGGTGTCTCTTTATATATTCGTTTGATTTGTATCCAATGTAGTTTACATTTGGTAATCTTTTTGCATGATCATATAGAGCTTGATATTGTTTGTCGTTTGCTTCTGCAAAATCTTTTCCATATACTTCACAACTAGAATATACATCTAATTCTATTTTAGGATCTTTTATTAATTCCATAGCACCAAGTAAAACATTTAGTCCTCTCCATGGTGTGCAATGATGTATTATTTTTAATTTATCTTTTTTAGGATCAAAAGGTTTTTCTCTTGGTTTAATATTATCTATTCCATTTTTTATAACAACACATTTCTCTGTTGGTAGTTTAAAAAATTTTGTGTAGTGCTCATAGTTCCAATGACTATTAAATACATACCAATCATACTTGTTGTGATTTTTTGGATCTGCAAACCAGGGATGTATATTAGGTTGATCCCAAGAATTTTTTTGCCATAGTATGTTTGGTTTATCTTTTGATAGAGGTATTTTTTCTGGAATGGATGTGCATATTTGCACACGATCTAATAATTTATTATCTACATATTTATATAGATAAGCTAATTGTAATTCAGTTCCGCCCTTTGGACTATTTTTTTCCATCAAATATTTTTTGCAATACATTCATACCTCTAGGAGATACATGTACTGTTGTATCTTGTCGAATATGATCTATTGTCGTAGCTGTATTTGGATCTGCAACATCCGCTTTCATTTCCTCTTCATCTTTATATACTTTACCAGTCCACGTGTTTTTACAAATGGTAACTGTTGTGCAGTGTATTTCTAATATGTCTTTATCCATTTTCTTGCGATCTGTCTATTAAAGCATAACTTATCAGGCCTTGTATCTTATTACTTCCTGTAGCTGCTTGTATGGTTATAGCATCACCTGCTTCTAAATTCAAGCCTTGAGGTGAAGCATTTACTTGTGACTTAGCTGCTACATCATCTCGAAAAAATTCATACTCAGTGCTTGAATCAGATGAGTCAACAAAATTCATGTTTACTAAAATAGCTGATGATGCATCGTTGTTCGCACAATAAATACTTTTGACTATAATTGTTCCGTTGGTAGGACAAGTAAGAACTGTGCCCTTGCTTGTATCAGCTTGTTTAAAACCTTGATTTTTATATTGTATAGTCATTAGTTCATAAAATAGTTAAATGCATCTTGTTCATCTTTCAAATCTTTTTGAAAACTGAAGTTAAGTTGATTTTTTATATTGTCAAGAGATGCAAGTATCTGTCTTTGATTCTCTGCATCATATTCGTTCTTTGGCTCGGGTATGTAGACAGTTATCTTTGCCATTATCTTCTACCATCCGGTTGTGCGTCTACACGTAATGTTCCATATCTCCAAGTTTCACCTGTAGATTCATTCTCAATTTTTACAGCTATCAGTCTGCCTCTGGCCCTTGTGTCGACTTTGTCTGTTGTAGACGTCACAGTGAAGGGCCCAAGAGGTGAGCTTCTTTGTGTATTGTTTGGATAATCGTTTATAAACAATGTCACTTTAGAATTACCTGTAATATATTTGTAGTCAGGCACAAATCTTCTAATAGATGAAAAAATTTCTCCGTCATCAATGTCTAGATCTCCTGATGTAATGAAAGCTGGTATAGCCGTTGTTGTGCCATTAGCAACTTGATCAGTGCCATCTTCATGTGAGTAATATGTTGTTGCTCCAAACCTGTTTGTTATACCTTGTATTGGAAAGTTTGGTGTGCCTGTTGCTGAGTATTCTGTTGCGTAAGGGTTGTCAAACACATAAGCGTCAACGTATGTTGTTCTGGCTAAAGATCCTGTTGTCCACACATTTTCTGCGTAATTATATGTAACAACTCTATCAATCTGTGTAGAACCAAACTTAGGATAAAACCACATCACTTCATCATATAAAGAGTTATATCCAGCTGCTATCGTTTCTGTAGCGCCAAAGTTTAGTCCAAGATTATTTCCATCAGTTGTAAACACAAAGTCCTCAACTAAACAAGGTAATGATTTTACCGTACCATCAAATACAAAAAATCCTCCAGCATCGCCCATCCAATACACAGCACCATCTGCATACACAACTGCGTTTTGTCCAATACATCCGCAACCTGTACCAACTTGTCTAACACTAAACGTAAAAGGTGGTCCGACAAATTGTATTGTGTAGGCCGCTCGATCCGTCAATACAAGTGTATAGTCTTTTGCATTTACAGCCGCTCGTATCTCGCTGCCCGCATCAAGTCTAAAAGTTCCGGCAGTGTTTGTTGCGGTTGGTGCGTAACTATTTAAATCTTCTTGATTAGAAAATCTTATAAACATTGGATCTTGAGTTCCAATATCGCCAATCGTTGTCTCAGTGCCAAGATGAAATAAATGTCTATCTCTATCTGATACAAGTGTCATAATAGATTTTGTTGGGTTTGCCGATGTTGAGGCACCTGTTGTTGCTGTTGACGCTCTTATCGTTCTAGCGTTTGTTGCTCCAGCATTCCAAGTAAAAGTTTTTCCATTGTGCACAGTAGCAACTAAAATTTCTCCAAAATTATCTAACGACCAAAGGCCAGGATCAAGTGTAACATCAGATATGGTTCTTGCTGTTCCCCACGTAGAATCACCCCAAAGGTATGTGCCCCAACCGTAACCAGTTGTTTGAAAAGTTGGTCCAATTAATTCGTATGGATCAATACTTGCAGCGCCTGCTGCTGTCATACCGGTTCCAGACTCAACAGCGGACATGGTAATTGTAAATGAGTTTGTGGCTACAGTTATAACCTCGTAAGTTTTTTCTGTAAAGTCTATCACTGCATATCCTGTAGCTCCGCCACCAGGTAAAGTTACTGAAGAAAAAGTTACGTATCTACCCACGGCTAAACCATGAGAAGTTTTATTTATTGTTACTGTTGCATTGTTGTTTGTTGATGTAAAAGTAGCTCCTGATATGGCAGTTGCCAAAGGTGAGATATCATAGAAGTCTTCACCGTAGTACAAGAACAAACCTTGAGATGTGCCTATGGCAGTGTACTTTTCTCCAGCTAATGAAGTAAAAGCATGTTGTGCTCTGGCAACACCAGGTAATTCTTTTTGAGCTACAGTGAGTTGTTTCCAACCACCTATCTTTTCTGGTAGTCCTGTTCTAAATCTAACAAAGTCACCATCTATCCACTGGCCCTCAGCGCCTGATGCTGTAGCCTGTTTATTGAATCCTGGTGCGAACTGTAATTTCTTTAACGGCATAATAATCCATTATACTAGTTTTTGGCTAAAAATATAGTCCATTCTAAATCATCGATCAAATCATTTATATAGACCTTTTTCTTCTTTTCTCTACGTATATATTCATGTAGCTCATCTAAGTCTATGATCATCCAGTTTTTTTCGCCCTCTATAACCATCTTTTGAGCTTTGGTATCAAGACGTCCTTTTTGTGCAAGCGTGCCATCTGGCATTTCAAACATCTCTCTGACATCAAATCTATAGTATGCGTTTTTACCTTTTATCATACCTGCAATATTCCAAGATGTTTTTTCTTTTGGGTATTCTATGCCGGTTAAATATTTAGCAAATTTTTTTACTATCATTTGAAAGTTATCACAAAAACTATTCTCTCACCTTTTTTAGGCATTATATGATAGTGAGGTAAAGAGTCAAACATGACTCCTCTAAATTGTTTTGGTGCAACTTCTTTCAAAACAGTATCTTTCTTTTCATTTAATATTATGGTTTTTGAGTCTTTATCTTGTGGATCATTTAAATATACTAATAATTGTTTATGTGGAAAAGTGTGATCTACATGCACAGGACATTTGTCATGAATACCGTTGTTGTAGGTCAGATTGACAGATGCTCTAAATAATAACTCATACTTCATTTTATGCTTCTCTGTAAACGAGTGTAAAATAGATTCAAAAAAAGGATGATGTTGTGAGTTCCATTTGTCATCACCAACACCTAATATAATGTGTTCAAAAAAACCATTATAGTCTGTGCTATCGTGTAAAATTTTTGTTTTGTGAAAAAAAGGAAAATTGTGACCTAATACCATATCCTCAACAAACGCTTTGTTGTCTTGATCCATAAAATTATCATCAACTATAATTTTCATTTTCTATCAAAGTTATATGTAAAAACTATTCTCTTATCATCGGTCAGTTTATTATAACAACCATGTGATAGATAACTTCTCCATATTATTAGTCTACCTGTTTTAGGTGGGTAAGAAATAACAGTATATGTAAGTTCATTGTGTACAGCTTTACCATCATGGTGAGCCGTTGTGTTTAGTGGATTCATCATATCTTGCACGGGATTTTCAAAATTTAAGGCAGTATCACTTTCGTAACCCTCTAAAAAAAACACGGCAGAAAAAAGAAAACCAGGATGTTTGTGAAAAGATTGACCACCACCTTTTGGATAATCTAACAACCAAGATTCTCTACATTCGTAATAGTCTGCATACAAATGTTTTCTTGCATATGCATGTATTTGTTTTAAAATCCAAGTATTTAACTTTCTAAAATTTTTATTTTGATGCACTCTTTCATGACAGAAACCCGATGGTTCATATTTAAATTTAGATATTATTTTTTTATACGGTTCTTTAATTTCGTCTATAAAAGGACAATCGACTGTTCCAATAGTTGTTGGAAAATAATGTTCTAACTTAAGTCGTTCTTCCATTCATACCATCCTGTACATATGTATTTTAATTCTTTAGGAGCAGGCAGCCCTTTGTGAGTGTGAGTCCATATGGCTGGCCATATAACAGTAAGACCTTTTTTAGGTTTCGTTGTAAAATTTTGATAATGCCAAAAAGTTCCCCCACCTTCTTCAATATCATTTAAATAAGTCATAAAAACTAAATGCCTATACAATGAATAACCAACTCCAGGATTTTCATAATGAAGACCACTATAAGATTTGCCTGGATAATATTTTTGTATTTTTACAAAAGGACATATCTCCCAAGGAGATTGACCTTCACTTACATATTTATATTTCTTTTTATAAGCATTAAGAATTATTCCAAGAGCATCTAAGTATTCTTCAGAAAATTTAACTTTTCTTATATCGTAAGCAGACTCCTCACAGTCTTTATATTTTAAATTAAGAGTGGGGTTTTTACCACTGCTCATCATTCCTCTATATTTAGCTGTGCCACTAGTATCTTTGCCTGACTCGTAATGTTCTACTAATCTATCACAAATTTTTTCAGGTATCATTCCTTGATGTATAAACGTAGTGTCTATTTTTTTAGTACGTACCATGATGGTATTGTATACCTCTTTCCTTTCAAAATTTTTTTAACTCCGTGCGTATATTCTTTTCCACTTGGAAATATCATACAACTTAAAGCTTTTAATTTATATTTCTTTTCTTTTTTATTCTCTATAAAAAATAACTCTCCACCTTTATAATCATCATTTAAATAAATTAAAGAAGAAAAATGAAATAGATCTCCATGTTCTTCGTTACGATCTACATGCAAAGGCATACTATGTCCTTTGTTCCATCGACACATTCTCATTTCTTGCCACAAATGGGTGCGAGTTTTAAAATAGTGATCTATAAACATTTCATTTTTACAAGCATAGTAAAGCAATATGTTTTTCATATTAACATTTGGAATGTCTGCAAAATGAAGATTTCTATCTTTGTGATAATCTCTATCATCACTACAAAGATAATCATATTGATCAAAATAATTTATTAACATTTTAGCATCATTAGGATGTACAAAATCTTCAATTACATATTTCATATTTGACCTACCCATTTTATAGACATTCTTGCAAAGTATGGTTTGTTAAAAGCATCTGCTCTATGTAAATCATTAGCTGCTATCTCTATTAATCTTCCTGCCTCAAAAGGAACTTTTTTATTTGTTGGTTTATGTATAAAGGCACCTCCAATATTTTTAGGAAGCTGTTCGTTGTTTAACATTAATATAAACGCTCTTTGATTTTCAAAACCATCTCTATGAAAAGACCCATCCATATCTTTAAATTGTAAGTTACCTGTTATCTCCATAAGCTGCATGTTCATATCACTAATTCTTCTAATGTGATCAAAAGCGTTTATCAAGTTTTGACACAAGTTCATATTAGTGTGATCATAAATAATATTATCATGGCTCTGTCTTAAGAAAAAAGTTTTTCCTAAAAGTCTGTGAGTCCCGGATTCTTGATAAGGAAAAGTATTTCTGTTAGCTACGTTATTAGCGGTCCAACCTTCTTTTAATAATTGAGAAGAAAGTTCTATTATCCATTTCTGGTCAAAAACATTATCGTGTATTCTTATCATCTATCTTATGACCATAGTAACCTGGTAGACCTAAACAAGGTCTGCCATCGTATTTATTTTTTTCTGCCCATTCAGATTTTGCACTATTATAATGTAAAAAAGTTTGCACGCATTCTGTGCCTTGAAAAGGTTCTCTCCAATGTTCTATCTCGGTTCCTCGATACGCCAACATATCGCCTGGTTTTAAATCTATACTATATTTTTTATTTCCCTTTTTATACCAAAACAACCAAGGATCTCCTCCAAGACAAAGCGTTGTTGATACATCACAACTAAGCCTATCTTTGTGTGGTGCTAAAATAGCACCCTTTTTGTATACTCTTGTGTACGAATAAGTAGGAACTAATTTTTCTTTTATAGCTTTTTCAAATATTGGTTGAAGTGTAATTAATAAAGTATCTGCAGCTTGATCTCCATAAATAGAATAAGAACCATTTACTTGCCCGTCCATGTGTGTTCCCCACTCATGTGCTACTTCAGGTATATAACGATCTTCATAAAGTTTTGTTGCTGCAGCTTCTTTAATTTTAAAATATTTATTTAGAAAATTTACCATATAAGTTGGTAAAGCATTTTTAATTAAACAAACTTTTTGTTTCTTAAACATAAGGATTCCCACAGTGCCAATTAGTTAAACTATATCTTGTTCCTTTTGTAACAGGATGTACTTTGTGCCAAACAAAAGAAGGAAAGATAACAATCGAACCTCTGTATTTCATTGGTTCAGGAGTAGAAAGATAATTTTTCTTTTTCTCTGATCTATTCCAAAACTCTAATTTACCCCCTTCATAATCTGTTGCATTATTTAACACCAAAACACTAGAAAGTTTTCTAGTCAATCCTTTCATATTCCCCTCAGTATAAAGATCAGGGTGTTGATCAACATGCCAATTATAAAACTGGTCTTGTCCATATTCTGTTAGCTGACAAGGTTCAGACATGTTCCATTGAAAATTCCAACCAGCATCTTTATTAGCTTTATCAATCCATGGATGTGTGTATCGATACAACCATTTATCATTACTAAAAGCAACGGTTGATTTTCTTGTTTTATTAAAAAACTTTTTTTCTTCTTTAGTCAGTTGTTTTTCTTTTCCATCTATACCTCTTGTTAATCCAATAGAAGCTCTCTTCTTATTTGAATTATGTAATAGTTCAATCATGGCATCACAAATTCTAGGAGAGATAACTTCTCTATAACAAAACCAATAGTATTTTAAATTCATTCTACACTCCAATTAAATGCTAAACTAATTCTATCATCCTTTGATGGGTTAGGTTCTACCCAATGATTTATAGTAGAGGGAAAAATAATTAAATCACCTGGCTTAGGTTCTATAAAATATTCAGCTGAGTTAAACGCATTCCAATGGCTAGGTTCTTTCTTTTTAAGCGTGGGCATGCAGTTATGATAAGGATCTGGATTTATAAAATGAATTCGTCCTCCATCAACCTGTAAATAAAGCACAGCAGAAAAATCAGGTGAGTTTACTCCGGCGTGATTGTGCGTGTTGTTTGCATCTTTAGTTTTATTTACGTTAAACCAAAGAGCATCTATTCTAGGTATCTCGTTAAAGTATTCATAACATTCACTAAAATCTTTTAAATGATTACGTATAAATCTTTCAAAATCGACTAGGGGTTTATCTTTAATAGATAGAATCTGGCTTTGCCAACCACCAAGATTAGAAACAATTCTTCCTTGTTTATCTTTTTTATTTAATTTTTTAACATAACTAATTAATGTCTTAATTAGTTTTTTATTTTCTAAATTCACTTGAGATAAAGGTGTAGCAAATATTATGTTAGTCGTAGATTTCGTCATAGGTGCATATAATATAATGGTTAATGTGATCAGAGTTATTTCTAGTTATTTGAAACTTTACATCAGCAGGAAAAAACCAATAGCTATCACAAGTTATTTGTTGAGATATACATCTATTTTTTCTTTTGTGATCTTCGTACTCAAAAGCTATTTCAGCGGATGCGTCTTGTACATTTAAAGCTAATACCATAACTTGATCTGGACACTCAGCTAAGTTTATGTTTGTGTGATCTCTAAGTGGTAAACTGTATGTTGGTAATTGAACATAGCCATATTGTTTTTTCATTGCAATAGAACCACCATAACGACCTCCTACATAAGCTTTCTCTTTTGTCATTTTTTGAAAGTACCATTCACCGGTAAGGTAATACATTAAATATTCACAATATTTTGATATAGGTAAATTTGTGTAATATTGATCAGCAAACTTCCCATCTAAGTGTTGTTTCATAACTTCATAAGTTACAGTTTGTGTGTCAAAATTTAAACCTTTTTGAGGAAGCATACCTGTAAAAATTTTACTTTGACTTAATATCTTTCTTTTCATATAAGGTGTATAGCAAAACTATAAAAGAAAGCAAGTGAATATTATAACGATACATACAGATCATGATGGATCTATTACAATTTCAAAAAATGGCGTATTTATATTACACGCTCAAATAGAGAGATTTAGTAACGTCATAGCTTCATCTGTTCCGACCTCCAAACTTCTCAACAGAATTAAAGATTTACGTATGAAGTTTGATAAAGTTTTTATTAGTTTCTTATATGACTCTAGTCATTGGCTATGGGTAGATATGTTAAAAAAATACGATCTTATAAAAAGAAAAGGTGAAATAAGATATTACGAAAATAAACATCATCATTATTTTCATGCGTGTTGTGCAGCAGCTACAGTGGGCGAGAGTGAACATATGGTAGTTATAGATGGGCATGGCTCTCCTTTTTTAAAAGGTAAAGAACAAGAAACTGTTTTTAAAAACTATAAAAAAACATACATGTCTCAAGAAAATATTGGACGAGACTATGAACTTAAAACGGCAGAGGTTTTTAATTTACAAAAAAATAGAGCGTTTAGGAGTTGTGGTAAACTTATGGCTAAATCTTTACACGACCCAGAGTTAGGTAAATTTCAAAAACATACAGAGGAGTTAATAGATAAAGTAATGCCAAGAGGAAGTGTAACTTACACGGGAGGTGTTGCACAAAATGTTTTAGCTAATTCAAAATACAAAAATATAGATATAAAGATAGATCCTTTATGCACTGATCAAGGCATATCTTTAGGAGTAATGAATCATGTGTTAGGTAGAAAATTAAATTTACAAGACAACCCTGTTTATCTTGGTTTCAAACCTAAATATGATTTAAGTAAATTTAAATCCTTTCATGCCACAAACGCAAACGTATGTGCCATATTAAAAACAAGACCTGTTGGTATATTTCAAGGTAGATCAGAACAAGGACAAAGAGGTTTAGGAAATAGATCTTTATTAATAGATGCTAGACATAAAGATGCTTTTGAGTTGATAAACAAAGTTAAGAAAAGAGAAAGTTGGCGTCCTTTTGCTCCTGCTGTATTAGAAGAGCATGCATCAGATTATTTTGATATTGAGGGTTCATCACCCTACATGCTTTACACTTATCAAATGAAACAACGTATAAATTCAGTTTGCGCAGTTGATGGTAGTTCTAGGATACAAACCGTATCAAAACAAAATAATAAAAATTTTTATAATTTGTTAGAATGTTTTAACAATGTAAATAAAATACCTTTACTATTAAACACAAGTTTAAATCTATCTGGCCATACGTTAGCTGAAGATTTAGATGATGTTTATTATATGATGAAGTATGGAAATTTAGACTGTTGTTATTTACCTGAACTTAAAAAGATAATTACTGTTTGACCCAAGAAGTAGTCGCTTCGTCCCAAGTATATAAATCTTGTTGTCTGTTTGCTTCACCTGGATTATCAGGATCTTCTGTATATGTTACAGGCATAGGTGTTGGTGCTTCAAATAAAAGCGTTTCTGCATTTCTTGTCCAACTTGGATATTGAGGAGATACAGGTTTGAAAGCATCTGCACTTTCATCGTAAATATAACCTAATGAAGCATAATTTTTTCTTGGATTTGTTTCGCCTTCTTCAGTGCCAAAATAGGTTCTTTTCCAAAACTGCCAACCATACATCTTTTGTAAACTAGCAACTGCTTCTGCTTCTGAAGAACCACATGCGCTATCGTCTAATAAGATCTCTCCTATTACAATATTATTCTCATCTAATTTTGCGTATCTTTGAGCCATTATCCTGTGTACGTCCCTGAAGCGTTAAATGTGTGAATAGTGTCTGAACCATCAGTTGTAACTGATCCGCCTGATGCAGAGTCTGATTCTGCTGTAACTCTTCTAATAATTACAACTCCGTTACCACCTCTAATGTTATCTGGGGGAGCACTAAAAAATCCTCCACCGCAACCGCCGCCTAATCCATCTGTTCCAGAAGTTCCCGGTACTGTCGGAACTTGCGCTCCGCCATCTCCACCGCCGCCTGAGCCACCAGATCCACGTCCAGTTCCTGGACCCATTCCGGCACCACCTCCGCCACCAGCGTAAGTGATTGAAGATCCTGTTATGCTATCAGCAGTTCCAGTTCCTCCGCTACCTCCCGATCCTGTTGGCGCGTTTGAACCCGCTCCTCCGGCTCCACCGCCGCCACCTCCGGCTCCTCGGTTAGGGATACCTTGGTTTGCAGAACTTCCACCACCATTTCCTTGTGATGGAGTTACAGGTGGTGTGTTTCCAGATCCACCTGGGTTATTAATATTTGATTGCCACGGAGAAGATCCTCCGCCGCCTGATCCGCCATCGCCACCGTCGGCTTGGACACCAGTTGGTCCACCAGCATCATTACCGCCGTAACCTCCGCCAGTTGATGTGATTGTTGATGCTTCTCCTACCATTATAGAGTCTCCTCCTGGTAGTGCGTTTCCGCTTGCGTCATAAGTTGGAGATGGTGGAGCATTATTTGAAATTCCTCCAATTCCAACTGTTACTGTATAGTTTGTTTTTGTAACAACTTCGAAAGTTTTTGAAGCGATAGTACGGAAACCACCTGCTCCGCCGCCACCGCCGCCGTAGCCATTTCCAGCTCCGCCGCCGCCACCGACAATTAAATATTGAACATTATAAGGTGTTCCAGCACCTCTTGTTTGTCCAAATCCTTTTGCAGCTCCTGCTCCAAATGTTCCAATTAAAGGCATCTTTCTTCTCCTATCTTATTACGCGAACTGCGTCTGAGAAGCGAATGCTGTGAAAGCAGCATCACCTGTTTTGACTACAGTGTACGTGTATACGTCTACAGAGTTTGCATTACCTTCTGAAGGTGCTGAACCGCCCTGGTATTCTGGAGTTACACTTGATCCATCAATCGTGAAAGCTGATTGATAGTATGGTGTTCCACCATTTGTTACTAGGAAGGCCACAGTTACTGATTCACCAGTATCCATGATTGAGTTCAACGTGTTTGAACCGTCACCTCTTAGGTTAACTGTAAAGTTAGCCGCTGCGTTTGTTGTGTGGTAAAGAACAGCTTGTGTAATTACATCGAAGTTAGTTACACCTGTTGTACCTGTTGCAGCGATAGTTACTTTCTCTGCTAATTGTTGAATTTTACCAGCGCCTAAAGTTACTCTTCCAATTCCTTTTGGATTAATATTTAGGTCAATGTTTGTATCACCACCAGTTGCAGCTATACTTGGACCTGTGCCTGTAGCTTGGTTAGTTACAGAGATCTCGTTAACTGCTGAACTAGTTTTTACAAATTTAATGTATTCGTTATTTGAATCATCTTCTAATGCTCCACCAGTGTCGATAATAACGTCATTACCATTTGTATCTAAGACGCCTGATAATTGTGGTGTGATGTCAGATGATAAATCTGTGAAAGCAGTATCAACAACATTAGTTCCATCTGAGAA